CCCGCGAATCAGAACACCCAAGAGCATTCGAGGTTCTTGGTCAGTTGATCAAACAAAACGCTGAGATAGGCGAAAAGATTCTAAAACTCCACAAGACTAAAAAGGAAGTGGACAAATCAGATGAAGGTGTTCCAGCACTTACCGCTGGAGCAACCAACAATAATGTATTCATAGGCTCTACAGCCGAACTACAAAAAATGCTACGTGATGAGGAAGTAATTGAACAGGAGCCAGATTTATTTAAAGAATGAGTAGAGAAACTAACTACCTAGGTAATCCTAATGTAAGGGGTGCCGATGTAGACCATCCATGGACTAAGAAAGAACTAGTTGAATATAAGAAATGTTTAGATTCACCTCAGTACTTTGCAAAGAAATATTGTAAGGTAATCCATTTAGATAAAGGTTTAATACCCTTTAAGCTATATCCGTATCAAGAGGATATGTTTAAATCATTCGAAGCACATAGATTCAATATCGTTCTGGCATGTCGTCAGAGTGGTAAATCCATCGCTGTTGTAGCTTACCTTCTATGGTATGTGATATTCAAGGGTGAACAAGTAGTAGGTGTGTTAGCAAATAAGAATGCTATTGCAAGGGAAATGTTATCACGTATTACTCTTATGTTAGAGAACCTACCATTCTTTTTACAACCAGGGTGTACAACACTAAACAAAGGTTCTATTGGCTTCTCTAATAACTCAAGAATCATTGCTGCTGCCACATCCTCAAGCTCTATTCGTGGTATGTCACTTAACTTAGTATACCTTGACGAGTTCGCATTCGTTGATAACGCTACAGAATTCTATACATCAACCTATCCGGTTATATCATCTGGTAAAACATCTAAGATCATTATCACATCTACAGCGAATGGCATAGGTAATATGTACCATAAACTATATGAAGGTGCATTGCAAGGAACAAACGAATTTAAATCCACTCGAGTAGATTGGTGGGACGTACCTGGAAGAGATGAGAAATGGAAAGCTATGACCATAGAGAACACATCTCAATTACAGTTTGACCAGGAATTTGGCAACTCATTCCATGGCACAGGTAATACATTAATAAGTGCTGATATATTATTAGCATTAAGAGCCACTAATCCTGTCGAATATATGAACAACGTTAAAATATTTGATCAGCCAGAGGAAGGCCATGTATATCAGATGTTCGTTGATGTATCCAGAGGAAGAGGTCAAGACTATTCCACATTTACAATCATTGATGTGTCTCAAAATCCATTTGTACAAGTGTGTACATATAGAGATAATATGATTAGCCCATTATTGTTCCCTGATTTAATATATAAGTATGCCATGCATTACAATGAATGCTATGTAGTAGTTGAATCTAATGATGCGGGTCAAGTTGTATGCAATGGTTTATACTATGATTTAGAATATGAGAACGTATTCGTAGAGTCTATGATTAAAGCTAATGCTATTGGTGTTACTATGACAAAGAAAACTAAACGTATAGGCTGTTCTAACATAAGAGATATAATGGCACAGGGTAAATTAGTAGTGAAAGATGAAGAGACCATAAGAGAAATGAGTACATTCATTGCCAAAGGAACATCTTACCAAGCAGATCATAATGCATACGATGATCTTATGATGAACTTAGTTATGTTTGGATGGTTCACATCTACTCCATTCTTTCTAGAATCAACAGATGTAGACATGAAACATATGTTATATGCAGCAAAAGTACAACAATTAGAAGACGAAGTTATACCGGTAGGCAATATGCCAGCGCCACAGGATGATGATCATCCATTTGGAAAAGGGTGGGAAATTTACAAATATTAATTAGTATAAATAAGTATATTGAGAATCACAACGTATTATGAAAATCTTATTAATAACATGAAGGAGTTTAGATGGCTAATCTAGTTTCGCCTGGAGTACAGGTAAAAGAAATCGATTTGACCAATGTTGTTCCGTCAGTATCTACAACAGCAGGAGCCATGGCGGGAGCGTTCGCTTGGGGAACTGTTAATGAGGTAGTAACTGTATCATCGGAAACACAATTGATTGAAACGTTTGGAAAGCCCGACGCGAACACGTTTGAAAGTGTTCTGTCCGCAGCCCAATTTTTAAGTTATGGCAGTTCTTTAAAAGTTGTCAGAGCTACAGGAGCAGACGCAAGAAATTCAACAGTGTCTGGTACTGGTATTTTAACACAAAACAAGACTGTCTTTGACGGTCAATCACCTGCAGCAGGAGACTGGGCACAAGCTCGTTACCCTGGTATTACAGGTAATGCGGTAGGAGTTTCAGTACTTACTGCAACACAAACACCTACGGCATGGCAAGCTTTGTACGTCGAAGGCTTAGCAGGAACATCATCAGGAGCGGCCGCAGTTGGTGGTTCTAATGATGAAATTCACATTTGGGTTTATGACACAAATGGAACAATAACAGGTACAGCTGGTACAGTACTTGAAACATGGACTTATTTATCACAAGCAAGTGATGTTAAAGGTACTGATGGTTCTTCTTTATACTATAAAGATGTAATCAATGCAGGATCAAAATGGGTCTATATCGGTAATCACGCAGCAGCTTTAACAAAAGCTGGCCAATCAGCTACATCGAACGCATTCGTTCATGTCGCATCATTCTTTGTCGCTTTAGCTGGCGGTGTTGATGATAACGTATTGACTGTAGGCGAGACCACTTTAGGTCTTGGATACTTTGCAGATGCCGAAACAATGGACATGAGCTTAATGTTTCAGACAAACTCTTCATTGAGTGCAGCTGATAACAGGACACTAGGTAATTATATTACAGCTTTATGTGCAGCAAGAAAAGATGCAGTTGGCTTTATCTCTCCAGAGAGAGCGGCAACAGTAAACGTAACAGCTGCGGCGGCTCAAACAGCAGTAGCAGCATGGAGAACAGCTTCAACTTCAACGTCTTATGGCTTTGCAGATTCAAGTTCTCTATATGTGTATGACAAATACAATGATGTATATCGTTGGATTGCAGCGGCAGGATCTACAGCAGGACTAACGGCTAACGCTGATCTAGTTGCTGATGCATGGTTCTCACCAGCTGGTTTTACACGTGGTAATGTTCGTAACGTTACTAAACTAGCATGGAATCCTAACCAAGCAGCGAGAGATGCTTTATACAAGACAGGTGTAAACCCTATTGTAACTTTCCCTGGTTCGGGTACAGTGTTATTTGGTGACAAAACTCTACAAAGTAAACCTTCAGCGTTCGATAGAATTAACGTTCGTAGATTGTTTATCGTGTTAGAGAAGGCTGTAAGTACAGCATCTAAAGCATCATTATTCGAATTTAATGATGAATTTACAAGGGCTCAATTTAGAAACATGGTTGAACCATTTTTAAGAGACGTTAAGGGTCGTAGAGGTATTACGGACTTTAAAGTAGTTTGTGATGGCACTAATAACACAGGAGCAATTATTGATACTAATAAGTTTGTTGCTGATATTTATGTCAAACCTGCTAGATCTATTAACTATATAACACTTAACTTTATTGCCACTCGAACTGGCGTAGAGTTTTCTGAAATCGCAGGAGGTAACTAATGGCTATTTTAGGCGTAGATGATATGAAGGGCCAATTAATCGGTGGTGGTGCTAGACCTAATTTATTCCAGGTCACACAGAACTTCCCTGGTTTAATTATAAAGCCAAACTCAACGAAGGCATCTTACATGACAAAAATGGCATCGTTGCCAGCAAGTACTATTGCTCCTATTCCAGTTCCATTTAGGGGTCGTACGTTACAGGTAGCTGGTGATAGAACATTTGAACCATGGACGATCACGGTCATTAATGATAATGACTTTGATGTGCGTAATGCATATGAAGATTGGATGAACATGATTAATGGACATAATAATAATACTGGTATAATCAAGCCAGATACTTATATGGCTGACATGGTCGTTGAACAACTTGATAAAGCTGGTACTAGTATTAAAAAATACGATATCAGAGGTTGTTTTCCAACATCATTGGGTGCGATTGAACTTTCGTACGAATCAGAAAATGTTATTGAAGAATTCACTGTTGAACTACAAGTTCAATATTGGGAATCTGATACTACAACGTAAATCATCGATATACTTAAGGGTGCCGAAAGGCACTCTTTCTTAAGTGTTATAAATATATTTAAGAAAGAGTGAATTAGGAATAAAGGAAAATATGGCAGATGTAAACAGCAGATCACTATTTGGTTTTGAGTTTAAAAGAAAATCAATAGAGACAAATAAGAAACCAGTATCATTCGCCTCAGATAATGAGGATGGAGCATACGAGATTAATCCAACGGGTGGACACTTTGGTCAGTACATGGACCTTAGTGGAGATAAATTCGAATCAGATAAACAATTAATAATGAAGTATCGTTCTATATCGCAGTATCCAGAAGTGGATATGGCGATTGAAGATATTTGTAATGAAGCAATTACAGATGAGAATGGTGTTATTGTTAAACTAAACTTAGATAACTTAGATCAGAAAGATAATGTTAAAGATCTAATCATGGAAGAGTTCGATAGAATTCTTAACTTAACTAACTTCTCTGCAACAGCATACGATACGTTTAGACGTTGGTATGTTGATGGACGTTTATTCTATCATGTTGTTATCAATGATGCTAAACCTGATGCAGGAATATTAGAGCTAAGACAAATAGATCCTACAAAGATTCGTAAGATCAAAGAAATAGAAAAGATTAAAGATCCTAAGACTGGAGCCGAGCTTCAAAAAGAAGGTGCTGAGTATTACTTGTACCAAGATGAAGTGTTAATGAATAACTCTGAAGGCTTACGTATTAATCCTGATGCTATCATTCAAGTTAACTCAGGTCTATTAAATGACGAACGCAATAAGGTTATAGGCTATCTAAACAAAGCACTTAAACCTTTAAACCAATTAAGTATGATGGAAGACTCACTAGTCATCTATCGTATATCAAGAGCACCTGAACGTCGAATATTTTATATTGATGTAGGTAATCTTCCTAAGGGTAAGGCTGAGGAATACCTTAATAACACGATGAATAAATATCGTAATAAGGTTGTATATGATCCTACCACAGGTAATCTAAAAGATGAGAAGATCCATCGTAATGTTATGGAAGACTTCTGGTTACCACGTAGAGAAGGTGGTCGTGGTACTGAGATTACTACTCTTCCTGGTGGACAAAACCTTGGTGAGATTGAAGATATACAATACTTTCAAAACAAATTATACAGGGCTTTAAATATCCCTATGAGCAGACTACAAGAATCAGATGCATTCTCAGTAGGTCGCTCTTCCGAAATCACTCGTGACGAACTTAAATTTCAAAAGTTTATAGATCGTTGCCGTGGTAAGTTCTCAACATTATTCTATGAAGCGCTTAAGAGACAATTGATCCTTAAAAAGATCATAGTGCCAAGCGACTGGGTAAACATCCGTGAAGAAATCGTTGTTGAGTACTCAAGAGATAACTACTATGCTGAACTTAAAGATGCAGAAATCCTTAAGGAACGTATAGAGACATTGCAAATGATGGATGAATATATCGGTTCGTTCTGGTCTAAAGACTGGGTACGTAGAAATATTCTGAAATTGGATGATGAGATGATTAAACAGATAGCTAAGGATAATAAAGACGATCCTATGGATGATGACGATATCAATCCAGATCTGGCTAATTCAGCTCTGTAATACATAAAGTTTACTGGAAATAAACATTTTTATAAATACTATACAAAGAGATTATGACAACAAGAACACTAATTGACAATATAAAACAGGGTGATGCACAGAAAAGCAACAATACTTTTAATAGTATTATGCAAGATAAAATATTAAGTGCATTAGATTCACATAAACAAGAAGTTGCTTCCAAGATGTATGGAGCATCTAATGATACTCCAGCTGAGGTAGAACCTGAGGTGGTAACACCAGAAGGGGAAACAACAACAGATGCTAACGTTTAAAGAATCATTTAATGAAGTAATAGAAGCTAAACTAAAGCTACCCAAAGGTGAAAAGGTAACCAAGGAAATAACCAAACTTGGAAAGAAGAAAAACGTAACTGCGGTTATTACCAGCAAGTTTAATCTATATATTGATGGCGTAAAGCTTGACAAGTATAAAGATCTAGCTAGTGCTGAAAAAGCAGTTGGAGAATTCATCAAATTAATGGGAGCTTAAATGAAGCTAATCACAGAATATACTCAGAATCAACTTAGCTACTCTATAGAAGAAGCTAAGGGTGGCAAGAAGAATACTTTCTTAGAAGGTGTTTTCATGCAAGCTGAGAACAAGAATAAAAACGGTCGTATATATACTAGAGAAGTTCTTACTTCTGCCGTTGACAGATTTGTAAACGAACAAGTAATAACAGGTCGAGCAGTTGGTGAGTTGAATCACCCTGAAGGCCCTTCCATTAATTTGGATAAAGTTTCGCACAGAATTACCGAACTTAAATGGGATGGTAACAACGTGATGGGAAAAGCGCTAATTTTGGATACGCCTATGGGTCAGATCGTAAAAGGTTTGGTTGAAGGTGGTGTTCAACTTGGAGTGTCTAGTCGTGGTATGGGAAGTCTTAATATGAGAGACGGGGTTAACTATGTTGGTGAAGATTTTCTTCTCAACACTATTGATATCGTACAAGATCCATCAGCTCCTAATGCATTTGTAAATGGCATTATGGAAGGTGTTTCGTACGAAGAAGATAGACCTGGTC